CCATTAGCGTATGACGGAAAAAGATAGCGTTTTCGTCTTGCAAGTTTGAATAAGTGTCCGAGCCGCCCGGCACTGTAGACAAAAGCAGCCTGGAAGGAATGCCGAATAGTCGAGCTATGTTTACTGTTGATTGCTCCACTGTGTCAGTGAATAGCGCCTCACGCGGAGATAGAGAAATTGCCTGATAATCAAAGCCATTTCCAAGAACTGCGATTTGTCTGTTCTGCTGCTTGTTGTGCCAATTGTCGGTAATAATGTCGGCCTGATCTTTGTTTACCTGCTGCCCGGTCTTTAGGATACCTGTCGGCACTCCTGCTTGGTTAAACCAGTTCTTTGCATAGTCTCGAAGATCTAGCGCCGCTGAGATATCTTTCCGACATGAGTAGATAGGGCTAACCCCTCGGAGGTCGCCGGACTTGCTGAAAAGCTTTAGCTGCTCCATTTCGTTTGCGCTATAGCTAACTCCTTCGTAGCTGTAGTAAACGCCCTGGGCTAAATCCTGATCGTTTACATAAGCGACAGATACCGCAGAAGCCGGGAGAAGGGTCAAGCTATTGACCTGCCCATTACTTGAAAAGGATTTATGCCAGAAGGCGTTTCCTTCTAGCGCGAGACTTGTAACTGTCTGGAATAAAAAGTCGCGCCTGTTGCTATTTATGTCCGGCTTATTGACCAGCACCGGGCTTTCAATTCTCAAGTCCATTCCAGTTGCATAGCGATAAGTTTCGATTGGCATTTTAGAGATTGGCGTAGCTATGATCTGCACCGAGCGATAAACTGCCGTAAGGCTTAGGGCTGTATCTGCTGTAACAGTAGCATCTGAGCGCGTTGGAATAGTGGGCTGTTTAGCGCGCTTCTGCATAGGCGCGTTTGTGATTCTTTGCCATAGTGTTGCCATGCACCTATCCTAATTACATTAGTGTAATTTAGAATACACCGATTTGCGCGTGTTGGGCGCGCGAACTTACATACAAAGCGAAAATAGTCGCGAGCAAAGCATCTATCTCACCTAGTGATTCCTTCCTTGAAATTAGCCAATTCTCTCCGGTGTACTTAGTCACTCCGTTAGGCGATTGCATAATTAGCAACGGGTCGTTGTTGTGTGTGACCATCTCAGTTGAAAATAGTGCATACACTGCCGAGCAAGCTGCCGTTACCTCTTTAGTCCAAAGTTGCCAAGTTGGTATGCCTACAGACTTTAGCCGCTTGCCTATGTTAGTTAGCTGTCTATCGTCTAGCGCGATTGCTCTAGGCGCGTGTTCTGCGAATAGCTCCGTAAGGCGCGTAAAGATTTGGTCTTCAGTTGGGTTGACAAAAGTCTGAACTAGCTCCGTCTGCTGCTTGCCGTCTTTAGAGTTTGCAACTGCGATAGTAGCGTGTTCCCAGTTGCGACTAACATCTACTGCAAACACTGCACCCTTCATTTCCTCGACACCTTGACCGCCTGCTTTTCTAAACACTGCACTAGGCAACCAACTAGCAGCAGAACCGCTAATGAATTGGTTTAGCCTGTAGCGCCTAGCTTCATGTTCTGGCAAAGTCTGCAAGTCGCTTATGACCTGGGCTAGTGGAATCCGCCCGGCTGCCACTGACGGGTTAGCTGCAAAGATTGCCTCTGGATCTGTCACTGGGGCATTCTCTTTAGCTTCCCAAAGAAAGAATCCGAACCGCTCTAGCTCGGGGTCACCTGAAGCGGCTTTCCTGCCGGACTTGTATAGGTCTATAAGTGTTTCTGAGTTCTGATCGCCTGCCGTAGTTATGCCTAGCACTAAACCATCTCTGCGTTGAGAAGTGCCGAACACTGCCGCGCTCCACATTCCAACCTTAGCCAGGTGGAGTTCGTCGAATAGACAAAGCGAAATCGGGATACCTTGAAGTGCTGATTCTTTAGCGGCTTTTACGTCATACCTGCCGCTGCCGTCTGCTGTGACGATGCCGCGCATCTCAGTCGCTTTCTTGAATCGCTTAGATAGAAACTTATTGTTCTGGATTACAAACAGAACCCGAGAATAAATAATGCGCGCCTGATCTGAGGAACTGGCAAGCGATAGCACCTGAGCGCCAGAAGGCTGATGCACGAGTAACCCGTAAAGCCCCAAGATAGCCGCGAGTAAACTCTTGCCGTTTTGCCTTCCCAAACTTACTACCGCTTGCCTGTATCTAAGTCTGCCTGCAAGATTGGAATCTGGGTGTGTGTCTGGGTATCTTTCTAGAAGGTGTCGAAGTAGCCACTTCTGCCATTCGTCTAGCTCTAGCCCGTCTGGACTCTCGGGAGCTTTCCAAGCTATCGTTGCTAGCTCTATAAGTAAGTCACCGTCTGTTATAAAGTCCTCAGATAGCGGCTTAGTGTAGCTAGCTGGAAGCTGAAGCATTACCTAGTTAGCAGCTTCTCTAGTGGATCTAGTTCGTGCCTGTTGGCGTTGATCTGTGATTGCAGTTCCAAGATTGTTTTGCGTAGCTCGGCTGCTGTCGAGGTGTGTCCGGTTTCGTCGAAGGAAGCCGCTAGACGTAATGCCATTTCGGAGATTACTTTTTGTTCGATGGTCAATGTAAGGCTATCTAACCACTTGCTAAGTGTTTCGTGGATCATGCGGTTTACCTCCTCGGATAATTTAGCTATTCTGTCTTAACTTGTGGAGAAGCGTGGGATTGGCGCGCGGCTGTCGAAAAAAGCCCCTGCCCTGTAGCCCCTCTGTAGAGCCTCTGTAGACCCCCCTTTTGACCCCCTATTTGGGGGACATAATAGGAAGTATTGTGCAGATAAACTACCACCTGCTGTTCTTCCAAGCTGCCCTAACTGCTGTCTTGTCGGACTTACGCCCGTTGCATACCCGGCATAGGGATTGAAGGTTTGCGATGTCATGGTTAGGGTCACCAGTCACCGAGGGTGGGCGTATGTGATCTATAGTCCAGTCCCCCCCCGTTAGTTCTGCACCGCAGATAACACATTCAGGATCTAGGACTGTTTTCGCATAGGCGCGCGCTTTGTTCCATTCTTTCGAGTTGTGCCAGTCCGCCACGTTTTCTCCTTAGTCCAGCATCTCTTACATGGTACTACTTCATTCCCTCGAGTTGTGTGAGGGGTATCGCAGATAGGGCATTTCATGAGTCTCTAAGCCCTTGATAAACAACTACTGTCAAGTAGCTAAATGTAGCTCCAAGCAGAATCATAGTTAGCCAGGGTACATAGGTTGTTATAAGTGTTGCGAGTAGGTTTACCCCTACTAGGAAGAATGCGAGTATGACCATTCCTGCTGCTGTTTTCATAAGCGTTTGCGCCTTCTGTGTGAGCGTTGTCTTATACATAGGTTAGTTGTCTTTCTTATAGTTCGCTGAATGTAATTAATGCGCCCTGATCTGCCTCAGAACCTGCCCATACCTTGTTAGCTAAGATTTGGCAGATTTGAGAATCGTCTCCGAGTAGTCCGGCGTTGTCTGCTGAATCGCCTACCGCTCTTATGAGCTTATCGAGATCTGGCTTTTGGGAAGGGTAATCTTTTGTATTGCTCTTAGCTCGAGGCATAAAGAAAATGACCTCTAGACAGACTGCGCCAGTTAGGGGTTGACATGAGCTATTAGCTGCCTCGAGTACTTCAGTTAGTGTCTTGCGCCAAGCCGGGAGCTTTTTATTGCTCTCAACTATGACCGCGCGCTTGCCAATAACAAACGCATTCTTTGAACCCTGTGGCTGAGGTATGCCCGGTACAAAAACCTGAATCATCTTAGAGTCTGTCTATCAGCACTATGACCAAGAAGAAGAAGCAAATGCTTAGAGTGCCTACCCCTACGCCTGCCAAGAATACAAGTCCCGTTAGGGGTTGCCTGTTTTTTCTAGTCATGATCTCTGACCTTTTTTCTTTAGTCATCGAGTGCCTCATTAATTAGCGTTATAAGCTCCGCTTCGCTAATTTTGTGAGTTCTGTTTGATGCTCCGTCAAATAGTCGGAAGTAGTCGTAAACAGCTTTGTAAATTGCTTCTGCTTGCGTTTTTTCAGTCTGCATCTTGACCGTCTAGGATTGCGTCTTCTATTTCCTTAGCAAGGAATGGATAGTTGAGTGTCTCTAGAATGTCGCGAGTGTCTGCCAAGTCTTTGATCAACTTGATGATGCGCTTGCGCTCTAGCTGCACTCCGGCTTCATAGCCTTTTGT